GGGGGGGGGGGGGAGCAAAAGATGGCTCTGAAGAAGGAATATCGCTGTGAGCTCTGTGCGCTGGAATTTGATTCCTACATCGAACTTTGCCCTAAATGTGCGCGACCAGCTAAGCGCGCTTACCGGACTGCGCCAGGCTATATTACCCGGGGCCTGGTTAGACGAATCGATCATATTCTTGGTGCTGAACTGCGTGACCGCGGACTTGCTGATTTACCCAAGCCTAGAGATTTCAGTGACCGGGAACCCTCCAAGCCCTATCTGGCGGGCGAATGGGACAAATGTTCCGGAAGTGGCCAGATCCCGATCAGTCCGCAATGGGGCCGGGGCGCGGTAAAAAACGTCAATGAAACCTTTGGCACACACTTTGATGCACCGGCCTCGCCCGGAAACTCCTATTCGGTGCCCGAGGCGAGCGGTCCCGGCCGGGATTATATCCGGGCGCACACTCAGATTGTGGCCCGCATCGATAAAGACGGGAACCGGATCGGATGAAGTTTCCTCCACGGGACGCTAAATTCCGCCAGGAGCGCTTTGAAGCTGCCCACAAGATCATGCGCCATTGCATGAACTCGGCTCCGCAACGCGCCATCGAGAACCGGATCCGCAAAAATATCTATCTTTTCGGTACTGCTTCGGGTGAAGATACCCGGCTCAACAAGGTTAAACCGATCCTGCGCCGGCTGGCCTCATTTCTGTACAGTCAGGATTCTATTCAGTTCTGGGTAGAATTATTGGCTGACGAATTTAATGCCCAATGCTTTGAATGGCTCGAAACCGTCAGTGACCATATCAACGATGCCTGGCACGAGACCTGTGCAGATGAAAAAGCCCGTTTAGGCGTCGAATGGTCGACGGTCAAAGGCGCGATGATCTTTTATGCCAAAGCTGACGCGCTCACTGACTCTTCTTATATAGTACAATCTTACCTGATTGAACCTGAGAATTTCGGAGTCTGGCGTGAAGACATTACTGAACTCGATCGCCAGGAAGCAGTTTGTCATGCTTCCTACAAATCACGACCTGAGCTGGAGCGATTACTTGTTCGCCACCCGCAGCGAGCAGAAATCCTGGCCGGACTTGAGACCGCTCCGAGCGATGCGGGAGTTAATTCTAATGTCTTTCCTTCAAGCTTGAGTCCCTTATCGAGCGATGTGAGCGCGATTACCGGGATTGCGCCCGAAACCCCTGGCGGGCGCTCAAATTATCAGCCTGATAACCCCGATGTGCTCTATCGCCTCTATGAGCTGACCGCCTGGGACGACACCCTCGGAGATTTTAATGTCTTTACCTTTTCAAGTCAGCACCTGATTTATGACCGGCCTTTGAGTGAGCTTAGTGTTTCGGGTCTTTATCCTTACGTCAAGATCTCCGCCGACGAGATGCCTGGCTATTTCTGGGGCGCATCGGGCGTAGATGATCTGGCCCCCTTGCAGGAATGGAATGCCGACCGGCTGGCCAAGCTGGACAAGCTCTTTGGCCTCATTCTGGAACCCCCGACTGCGGTGATCGGCCCGGTGGGCGGGTTGACCGAAGAAAAGGTCGCGCAGTTCCGCAAAGGCCGCGGGGTCATGGCCCTGGGGCAACCGGGCAGCGATGTTAAACAGTTTCAACCCCAGATCCCTGACAGTGCCTTCATGATGCTCGAAGCGGTCGAGAACTACTTTATCGAGACGGCCGGGATGCGTCCGGCAATGTTTGGTAAACCAGAACCCGGAGTAAGAACCGAGGGGATGGCGGCAAGTTATTTGCGCCTAGGGGGCAGTGAGACTCGGGCGCGCGCGCTGACCATCGAACGGCAACTGGAACAATGCGCCACCTTGATTTTCCTGCTGAAACGCAAGTATGAGACCACTAAACTGCAAGCCGCTAATGGTGATGTTTTTACGCTCTCGCTCTTTCCCGAAGGCGCCCGGGTCCGGGTCGACGGGCATTCCAGCAGTCCGCTTTTTATCGAGGACCATTCCCAGACGGTGATGGCCCTGGCCCGGCTGGGGGTAATTGATGAACGTTCCATTCTGGATCTGTTGCCCTCCTTACCTTACCGCTCACTATTCAAGTATCGGCTCAAAGACCGCTGGATGGCTAATATGGTGGCCGAAGCGGTGCACAAGCGCCAGCAGCAGGACAAACGCGAAGGCAAAGAGGCCGGCCCAAAGAAAGCCGCTTAAAAAGAAAATGTTGCACCCCAGCACCCTTTGAACCTATTATCGCTCCAGTCAGTTGATGACATGTCAACTGGAATCTTTAAACAGAAAGGAGTGCTCCCAACCTATGGAACTTCCATTCGGGTTCAGACGCGGTCGCAAACATAAGCGACGCTAGCGCTGGGAGGTGAGTACAGAGCGGTGCCCGACTCCCCAGACACACAAACACTCCAAGAGCCGGATACCAGTACGCCTCCAGGAGCCGGTCAACCCGGCCCGGCTAGCGGTGGAGCATCCCAGCCACCGGGCAGTCCCAAAGCTGCGATGCCTCCACAAGGTGGCCCGCTCGGGACCCCGGCCAATGAACTGGGCAATCAGGTCCGGGGCCGGCAACTCGCGCGCGCCGCACTCGCCATTCTGGAAGAAGCCTGGAGCGCCATGCGCAACAAGACCGAAGAAGGTCAGATCCTTTTTAAAGCCATTGGTCTGTTAAACAAACATTTCGGCCAGGATCAGGAAGATAAATCAGCAGCGCTCATGAGTAGTGTTCGCAAACAAATGACGGCTCGACCCGGTGCCCAGCCGCCCGCCGCCGCCGGTGGCACTGCGCCGACTCCGCCCCCTGGCCCGATCCCGCAACCTGGCGCGGCACCCGGCATGATGCGCTGAACTAGCTACTTTTTATATATGGCCATCGATCCCAACAAAGATATTGAAGCGATCCTGCAAAAGGAATTCCGCAGTGGCGGCTTTAACGGTACCGGCTATTCGGGCCCTTGCGAATATGATTCAGGTACCCTGACCGGGCAGCTGCCCCAAGGCACTGCCATGAAAACCCCCGGCGTAGGGCAACCCAACGCTTACCGCGAATTTAATTATACTTCTAATTACTCCGGCCAAAGAAAACTCCCGACTAAACCCTAAAGATTATGAGAAAACCACCTTCAGGTAACCTGATCCGCAAGATCACCGATACTTCCCAACTTCATCTGGACACGATTAACCCGCCGGTAATTCCCGATTTCGCACCAGTCGATATCGCCCGGCTTAAACCAGGCCGCTTCAGCCAGGTAACTATCCGCATCGGCAAAACTCCTTAACCCCCTCCCCCGAGGGGGGTTTGCGGGTGGGGCGTGTTCCATGTAGAACAATATGGCTGATTCCAGAGTAGATGCCGAAGGCTTAATGCGAGTCTACAACGATTTCATGGCTGATCCGGAAATCGGCCCTGAATTCCTCAAACTTTATCAACGCAAATATCCTAAAGCCCGGGTCCCGGAACTCGAAACTCTCCGGCAGGTTGAGAAAAAATTTGAGCCAGAGATTGACGCGACTAAAAAAGAACTTTCTGCCCTTAAAGAGGAAATGATGGCCGAACGGGTCCGGCGTAAAATTGATGAGGAACGCGACCGGCTGCGCGCACCGCCCTTTGGGCTATCAGATTCTGAGATTGAAGCAGTCGAGAAAATCGCTGCCGAAGAGGGCGTTTCTTACACTTCGGCCGCGCAACTTTATTCCTATCGGGCTGGCGGGGGCATGTCCCCATCGGGCTTTGTGCCGCGGCCGCGCGCCGAGCGGCCCGAAGAAGATTGGCGCAAAGAGCTCAAAAACCCCGATAGCCCGCTCTTTAAAGATACCGACAATTATCTGGCAGAGCGCCGGCAGAAGATTTTAAAGGAAATCGGTCCCCTGCGCGTTAATCAATAAGCTTTTCCTCCTCTAACCAAACTCCCCAATAGAACATGCCTAGCGGCTTCGGATACAGACCACAAAGTGGTGGTATTGATACCCAGTTATCAACACTCACCAGACGTGCGGAATTAGCGAAAGTTGTCGTCCAGATCTGGAACTCTTCGCCCACCATTTGCGCACTGTTAAGTAACGCTCAACTCGAAGCTGGCGGCATAGATTCGGTAGTTGCCAATGTGCAATACGCCCAATTGGTGCAGCCCCAATGGACCAGTTTCCAGGGCAATTTCAGTGCTCCTTCGGTCGTGCAGGGCATTCAGCCGGCCACCTGGACTTTCTGCTGGGCAGTGTGTCCGATCCCGGTAATGATTTCCGAACTCCTGATTCAGGACGAACAGGCGATTCAATCGATCTTAAATCTGCGCATGACCGATGCCGGCAATTCCATGCGCGATATGATCGCTTTTTCCCTCTTTAACAATACCGCTAACCCGCTCCAGATTCTGGGTTTGCCCGTCGCGGTTGATGATGGGACCGCTGCGGCCACTTACGGAGGAATCACCCGCGCCGCCAACGCCTGGTGGCAAAGTCCCCGCATTAATGTTGGCGGTACCCTGACCCGGGCAAACTTAAGCCAATACATTATGGGCGTGGTTGCTCGCCAGGGTGAAGCCCCGGATTTTATTATGATGCATCCGGCCGCCTGGGTAAACCTCTACTCCGACATTCTGGCTACCGGCAGTGCTGGCTCGGAACGTTACTGGCCCAATCAGGATAAAACCGATAAATATCTGTCCAGTTTCCGGGCAATCGAAGTTGCCGGGGTGCCGGTCTACATGGATCCCTACGTGCCCAACACTACCGGCGCCCAGGCCACCAACATCGCCTACCTGATCAACACCAATTACCTGACCATGAAGGTGCATCAACAGGCCCAGTGGGAATTTATGGACTTTGTGCCCATGACCCCGGTTTATCAGCTTTCCTACACCGGAGTTGCTTACATTGTGCTGGCCCTGGTTAATACCAAGCCGCTCTCCTGCATGAAACTTTATAACATCACTACAACCGCCATCTAGTTATGCCGCAAAGACTTCTGGGAATTGGTGTTACTGAGTTTCCGCCCCCGAGCCCGATCGCCACTCCGACCGCCTGGATCGGACCAACCATCAGCGGGACCTGCACTTACGCATCCTCGAGCACTGTCACCGTGATCACCCCCAGCGCCCCGATCGGTGCCGGTGGGACTGTCACCCAGTTTAGCGGGGTCGATAATATGGTGGTCGGTCAGCTCTGGTTTGGTGGCGGGGTCCCGCTCGGAACCACTATCGCGACGATCGCCAGCGCTACCAGCGTTACCTTGAGCGCTGCCGCTACCATTAGCGGCGCTGGGCAAGCCTTTAGTACCGGGCCAGGCTTACCAGTGCAATCGGTTTATGGATTCCTGACTACCGGCGGCGCCGTTGAACCGATTACGGGCATCGTGGCTGATTCGTTCCTCTCTATCCCTAACCTCCAGTCGATCCTTACCTTGACCCATTATTACATCCCGCCCGGGCAAGGGATCTGTGTGCTGGTAGCCAGCGCCACCACCGCCAGCACTTATCAGTATCAGGCTCCCAATGGTACCTGGAATACGATTACCTCGGTGGCCGCAGGCGCGACCGCGTCCTTTCCTTACATTTCTGATGGCCTCAATTTCAGAATCAACAATGCCGGGTCGGGTACCGATACCGCCACCTTTTTCCAGACCAATTAGGCTCCCCTAGCGATGGCGCACGGTTTTCCAGATGATCTGCGGGTGGTGGTTCTTAATAAGAACGATTTCCATATCACCCTGACTTATGACGGGGTACCCTACGATTACAAGGCCGCTAAACCTTTGACTGTACCGCCCGAAGTTGCCTGGTTTCATTTCGCTTTCGACGCCCGGCTCAATCCGCCAGCCCGTAACCGCACCGGCGGAGTCGACAAGTTTGGTACTCCCTGGTATGAAAATCGGCTGATCTCTTACGGTTGGGCTGAAGACGATTGGGACGTCCCGATGGTCAAGAAACGGCGCGAACCCTGGCACGATGCGGCCACTAAAAAGGGCTGGTTTGAGAATTTCGATTTCCGGGTGATCGGCCGCAATACGGTACGTAACGCCAGGGAATTTGACGCGCTGCCAGTGTCCTAGCCTTAAGCGCTGGATGCAATGTTACTCTCAGATTACGTTTACCGGACACGCCGATTGTTGCGTGATGCTAACGCCACTTTCTGGGATAACACCCAGTTAAATACCTGGATCAATAAGGGCCGTAACGATATCTCGATCTTGACCGGCGCTTCCCGCACCCTTGCCCTGATTGGGTGTGTGCAAGGTCAGGAAAGTTACCCTTTCTCAGATATTTTAGCCCAGGTCGTGGCTAACGGGAACCCGGCCCAATCGATTAATCAGATTCTTAATGTCAGCTTTTTACCTAATCCGACACTGCGCTACCCCTTGCGGCGTTGCGAATTTTCCCGCTACAATAACCTTTACCGGCAACTTACCACCTTCCAGGGCTGGCCGACTATCTGGAGCGTGCTGGGATATCAGGCATTTTATGCGATGCCGATCCCGTCCTCGAACGCGTTCCAGTTCGAGATTGACTCCCTCTATACGCCTAACCCGCTAGTTAACTCCACTGATCAGGAAACCGTTTTGCCCGATCCCTGGGCTGATCTGGTGCCGCTCAAAGCCGCTAAATGGAGCAAATATTACGAGGAAGCTTATCAGGATGCCGATGTGTTCGAATCCAAGTTTTTAGAGCAACTCTCCGAAATCGGCGGCGCGCTCCCGATGTGGCAGGGGGGCGATGATTTTTAAGGATTCGTGTTGACCAATGCCAGCAGCAACTTTTGGCTCTGAATCCGAATCGCAATTAAAAGAGCTGGTGATCCCGCCGATCTCGGGGACTTCCTGGGGTAACTGGCAGGGGCTGGTTCGTTATGACCAGTTCTCAAGATATTCAATAGATGATACGGCAGCTGACGACCTGCAAAACTGGTTGCCGCAAGGCTCCTCGCTACGGCAATTGCCGGGGCTGAGTTCGAACATCGCAACTTTACCTGCAGGTAGCGCAGTATGGGTTTCAATGCAGAGCTTGAGTGGCGGTGTTTATTTTTTTGTTTTAGCCACCAGTGGGCACATTTACCAGATCAGTCTTGGGGGCACCATTACGGATGTCTCTGGGGGGACTTCTCTCTCGGCAAGTTCGCAGATCACCAACTGGCAGGGTACCACCATCCTGTTCAGCGATCCGAATGTATCCAAGATTTATTCCTGGAATGGAACAACTTTTGCGACTGTTTTTAATTCTCAGCAGGCCAGCTTTATTGCGGTCTATCAAAGTCATTTGTGGATGGCCCAGGGCAACACCATCACCTGGACTGATACCAACTCTTACAGTTCGCTGGGCGGGGTGGCCGGGTCTTTGGCGATTACCGAATACGATTGCCTGACCGGGATCAATGCTTTAATACCCTTTAACGGGCTGTTATATATTTTCGGGGCTTCCTTTATTCAGGTGATCGGCAACCTTTTTGTGTCCGGTTCCCCGGCGGTTTTGCAGTTCAGCCGCTACACCATGGAAGCCCAGATTGGCACGGTCTCGAGCTTTTCCATTCTGCCTTTTGGCCAGAACCTCTATTTTGCTTCCAAATACGGGATCTGGATGATTAACGGAACTATTCCCCTGAAAGTCAGTCAGGCCCTCGACGGTTTTTTCCAGAATCTGGATGCCGCTTCCAGTTTTTCAAGCGGCTATTGTCAGATTAATGAGGTTCCTTGTCTGTGTTGGAACGTGCTTTTTAATGGGGATTCTCCAGCCACTTATCGCACCTTCTGCATGACCAATTCCGGTCAATGGTTCAGCGCGGTGTTCGGGACGGTGAAATTCATCTCTTCCTTTAATGTCGGCGGAATCCCGACCCTTTATGGTACCGACGGGCAGAATGTCTTTAGCATGTTCACCAATAATGCCGTGCCGGTGCAGAGCGTTTATAACACCAAATACTGGTTGTTCGGTTCCCCGATCGGCTACGATGATATTCAATTTCTGGCTCTGTTCATGATTACCACTGGCGAGGTCACCCTGACCATCAATTATCTGGACAATAGCGGGAATATCTTGAGTCCGCCCTCCCCATTATTGCAAACTGGAGGCACTAATATAGTCTGGAAAAACGATCTGAGTAACCTGATCACTTGGCAAAACAATGCCGCCAGCGTGATCAAGTGGTCATCGACTGCTGATCAGAACCAGGACGTGTTCCAGTTTGATGGGCCCGGCAGATTGCGTTCGTTCGCTTTTAATTCCATTACGGTCGGAGCAGGCATTTATTTGCAATCAGTTTCAGTCGGATATAAGTCGGTCGAGGCCGGTTGGGGAACTTGAAAAATGGCAGCAAGACCTTTAGCTAATCCGGTAACCTACGGGGCAATTGTCTCGAGCGCGCCCATGAGTGATCTGGATACCAGTTTTGGGGCGGTATTCAATAGCGGGTTTAATGATTCTGCGCTGGGTTGGGTAAATTACGCGACCGATATCGGGACCCTGAATAATTATGCCCTCACCCTGCCTTCGCCCCCGAGCGCTTATGTGGCCGGCATGACCATTGCCTTTAATCCAGCCAGCACCAATACTGCGGCCAGTACCATTAATGTAAATTCCCTGGGCGCAAAATCCATAACCACAAGTTCCGGGTTAGCCTTAAGCGGCAATGAGATTGTTAAAGGGGTGCCTGCGCTCATTATTTATAATGGCACCAGCTTTTTTATTGAGGGCACCTCCGCGGTGCCCGTGGGCGCTGTCCAGCTTTATGCTGGCACCGTGATCCCGGTTCCCTGGATGGTCTGTAACGGAGCTGCTATCTCCAGGACCACTTTCGCCTCGCTTTTCGCCATTACTGGCTCGGCCTATGGACCGGGCGACGGGTCGACCACTTTTAATCTTCCTAATCTGGTGGGGTATTTTCCGACTCAGGGCGCGCCTGGCGCCAGCGGCGGTGCCAGTAGCGTCACGCTCGGGATTGGCAATATGCCGGCGCATAATCACGTCATTAATATTGGCGATCCCGGGCATACGCACGTGATCAATGTTACTGAGTCCGCCCATCAGCACACTTACCAGTTTCCGGCATCGGTGGGGGCGACCCTGGGTGGCACCACTCTGTTTGCCGGAGGCGCTACCCCGGCTTTGACCAGCGCAACTGCGGCCGGAGTCACCGCTTCGGCTAACGCTGCGGGTACTGGCATCTATGCTAACAGCAACAATACCGGTTCGGGCGCGGCTTTCTCAATCGTGCCTCAATACTTGAGCTTTAATTTTATTATCAAGGTCTTTTAAACAGTGCCCCTTACTTACATTCCTTTAGCGCTGAATTCTCTGGATATTTCCGATCCCAGACAGGCGCGCGCGTTCCAGCTGCAGATCTGTGATTTTCTGAGTGCCGCCTTTACCGCCGCCGGCTTGAGCGAGATTCTGAATGGAGCGCTACTGCTTAAAGCAAATGCTCTGGCGCCCCGAATCGTTGATCTGGGCACGATCACTATCAACCAGACTGTGCCGGTCGAGGGAGCTGCTTTCCTTTACCTCAGATTAAGCAGTGCCATTACCCAGACCCGTACGCTCTCTTTGACCAATCTGGCCCAAGGAGCAGTTGTTTCGGTCATTGCAGTAGTCAGCGCTAATAGCCTGAGCCTGAAAATGGCGGCTACTGATCCCGCAGGCCAGCCTTACACGATCACTGCTATCAATACCGCTACTGGCGGGCTCACTGATCTGGTCAGTTCCGCAGTGGTCATGAACCCATCAACCAACCTCTTCAGTGGCCAGAGCGGCTTTATCGGTACTAGCGCTACTCCGGATTTGACCGTGTTCTATCGCTAAGAGGTGGCAGGCACCGGTCACCCGCCGTTGCCAGCCGACAAATTTGGCTTTCAGCCGCGGCAGCACCTCAGCCGCGCCCTGGCCGGGCGCATAAAGAAAATCTATCCAGACAAGTTCCCCTTCTGGATCAAACCAGAAAAGTTCGTCAGCCACCGCCCGCGCGCCGTAAGTCGCCAGCCGGTTAAAATTGACTCGACGCTGAATCATTGCCCCGGTAGGTTCGGCTGACATGTCATCCTGGCCCCAGATCGATACCATGTCGTTACGGATCGCCCAGATCAGCCAGCACTTGATATCTGTCTCTGAGCCGAAACGGTGCAGTAACCTGCTCCTTGTCGCCATTAACTCTAACAACCACTCGAGGTGCGCATAAATGGGTGCGGGCGGCGGCGGCGGTTCTACCTCCATTGATGTTCCTCCCCAGATCGGGCAGATCGGGCAAGCCACCACCGGCTTAGCCGCCCAGGAACAACAGTTTTTAAGTCAAGGCCTTTCACTGGGTAATTACGGTATCGCGCTGGCTACCGGCGGGCAAGGCCAGCAGATCAGTGGCGGCGGGGCGACCACCTATGATATCGCTGCCGGTACCGGGCTGGTCAGTACGCAGCAAGGCCTGGCTCAGCCAGTCAGCGGCGGGGTCGGCGCGCAAGCACCTGCAGGCACGCTTTCGGGCGCACAGGTGATCCAGGCTTACAATAAAATTTATGGTGTTGATCCGCCCAATGCCAACTCTTTACGTGGCGCCAGGAACATTGCCGGTGGCCCTTATGCTTCGGTGCCCACTCCGGATGGCGGCAGTATTTCGATGTTCGAGCTCATGCAGCGTGCCGGGATGGACCAGGGGCAGGCCCCAGCCTTGCCCGGTGCACAGACAGGTGCGGACTGGGCTAATAGTCCGCAAGCTAATCAGTTCGCGCCCACTACCCAGATTGGCGGGCAATCCGGATACACTTTTCCCAATGGCGCAAATATTTCGCCAGCCCAGATCGCTCGGTTCATGACCGCAACCCCTTATGAGCAGGCCCTGGTTGCCCAAGCTATCGGGATGAGTCCTGACCAGTTAAAGGCGCTCTTTACCCAGGCCCAGGCTACCGGAGGAACCGGGATTACTGCACCAGCAGAAAACCCTCTTTATGGGCCCTGGATCAATACCGCCATTTCCGCGATCCAGGGCGAAGCGCGCGGAGCGCAGACGCTGGCAGGGATGATGGGTACCGCCGCGCAGCGTGAAGCTCAATATTATGGCCGAGGCCAGGACGTTTACGGACAGGCAGGCACCGCTTTCGCCCAAGGAACCCAGATGATCGGAGCGGGCACCGATATCCTCGGGCGCGGGACCGAGATGCTTGGCGAGGCTACTACCGGTACCGGACTTTTTCCCAGCCAACAGCGGCTGGTTGAGGCGCAAGTAAAAGCTGGCCAGGCCCAGATTGCTCAGCAACTTGCTTCTGAAGGTTTAAGTGCCTCGACTTTAGGACCGGAACTTTCCGCAGAGATCGGTTTGCAGGGAGCTGCGACTGCCGGCGGCTTGATTCAGGGCAACATTGCGGCAGCCCAGGCTGAACAGGGTATCGGGATCCAGGAACAAGGTGTGGGTATCCAGGAACAAGGCATTGGGGTTAATCTGCAACAGGCGGCCCAAGGCTGGGCTCAGTTGGCGCAAGGCGAGCAAACGATTGGATTTGGAGAACAACAAGCACTAACAAATCTGTTCTCGACCATTGCGGCGCAAGGTAGTGCCATGCAAGCCCAATTCTGGCAGCAAGGCTTACAGGGTTATGGTTTAGAGGGCGCATTTTTTAATCAGACTTTGCAAGCTTATGGCACCAGCCTGAACGCCTACAATGTCATTTTGCAAGCGAGCGAAACCCAAGCCCAGGTTAATGCCCAGATCGAAAACGCTAATACTGCGGCCAACGCCGCAATTATCGGATCTGTGATCGAGGGAGTATCCTCCATTGCCAGTTCCGCGGTGAAAGCTTGCTGGGTCGCGCGCGCCGTGTTTGGGCCCCAAAATCCGCGCTGGCGCTTATTCCGATTCTGGCTCTCCCGCAAAGCGCCGCGCTGGTTCGCTCAGGCCTACCTGAAGCACGGAGCTGCCTTTGCGCAGTGGCTCGAGGGTAAACCACGGTGCAAATCTCTGGTGCGTTTGGTAATGAACCTCATTCTTGCCTATGGCCGATGATGACGATCCATTAAGAAGTCGCAGCAGCGATTCAGCAGGGACCGATGAAACCTCATCGGATCAACCTGAACCCAAAGAGGCGACACCGGATTTACCGGAAAGTTATGCTCCGCGTGCCCAACTTTACAAAGAGCCTGGTGGCAAACCCGGGCCAGCTTATTACCAGGAACAACTTGAAAAAAGCTATGATGAAGCCCAGCGCCATGCCGAAGAATTTAAGTCGGTAATTATTCCCTATCGCGATCGGGTGATGGCACAACTCAAAGCTCCTGCTCCGCAGCCCCCAGAGTTAATCGGACCTAAAAGTGATCCCATGCGCGCAACCCAATTACTTGCTACCACCATGCCATTTCTGGCGATCGGTTCTAAGCATTTACGCGATTATATCGGAGCAGCCATCGCCGGCACCAGTCCCAAATTTGGTTTTACCTGGGGCGACTACCGCAAAAGGCAATACCAGGAATACAACGAAACCTTAAAAGCGATTAAGGCTTATAACACCGCGCAGATCCAGCAGTATAAAGCGATTCTGAGTGATCGGAAGCTGGATGTCGAGGATATGCTCAAATCGGTCAAGCTGATTGCAGAAACTTATCAGGACGTCTTGAAAGCTGATGCCGCTAAACGTAAGGATTTGCCGGCCATCATCAAGCATCTCGAGAACCACGAAACTGCGGAAACTAAACGGCGCCGGGCGGCGGACGCCTGGAACCTGGACCAGCAAAAGTCCTGGTTAAAAAACCCCGACAACATGAAGTATGCGACCATTGTTAATAATAAGTTTGGCATTGATCTGACTGTGCCGGACCCCGAAAAATTTCACCAAAACCTGAAAGCTGCCGATAAAAAGTATCCTTACGAACGGTTCTTACAGGAAAACAAGACTAAAGTTGACCAAGGCCAGCCAGCTGCGCCCGGAGCTACGCCTCAAGCGCAGTACAAGCCCCAGGGGCAGGCAGAAGAGAAAACCACTGACCCGCTGGGGTTAAAATCAGATAAGCCGGCTACCGACCAAGAACGCGCGCGCTTCGAGCAAGAGATCAACTCGGCGATGGAGCCGAGCGACTAACTCTTTAACAAGCCCGTGGCTACGCCAGAGAGCGTTGATTGGGGTGAGCTGGGCTACAAAAGCTTTGAGGATTACCAGGCTTTTGTTAAGAGTATTGATCCTACCGGTGACCAGGCGGTTAAAGGTCCCGGCACGACCGCTACCTTAGTCCCGCTCAAAGATTCTCAGCTAGCGGCTACCTATTCCAAATCGCTGCGCGGGGAGCCGGTTTCCGCACAGCCTGCCCCTGAAGCAGAGCAGCGTCCGCCTGCTTTACCCAAGCCAGCTGCTCCTGGAGCTGGGCCAGGGCAAGGCCCTCTTTCGATTCCCGGCGCCGAGCTCCAAGCTCGCTATGGAGTAGGAAAAATTTCAGGTTTAGCAACCTGGTTCCATTATAATCCTGATGGGTCAAAAGATAAAGATGATCCTAACCCGGTTTCAGCTTTTGGCTATAATCTCGATGACCGCTCCTTAGCTGGAGTGGCTGTCCCGGTAGATATCCTCGAGCGCACCTTTGGAAAGTTTACGGTTTTTAATCACGCGACTGGAACTTACGATGCGCTCAACACGCCCGAAGCTCAGGCGATCCGTGAACGCATCAAGGGAACATCTGTTACAGTCACCGCTCCGGACGGCAGCCAGCACGTATTTCCGATAGTCGATATTCAGGGCAGTCTGGCCGGGCATCCCGGCCATGTGCTCGATCTGACCGCAGGCGCTGCGCACGCCATGGGTTTAACTGACAATGCCCAGCTCAGTTACGAACTTAATCCAGGAGCAGTCGCCAATTGGGCTGCCGCCGAAAATAAAGCTGCCGATCAGAGTTCTCTGCTAGCGCTTTATCGCAACAAACATCCCGAGGATAAAACCAGCTTAAGTGATGATGAGCTCTTAGCCAGTATTGGTAAGAAGTTTTATCCCAAGGTTCCTTCGCAAGATTTTCAGCGCTTAGCGCGCCTGCCCGGAGGGACCGCTCCGGTCCAGAAGTATCTGGACAAGGACCGTAGCCCGATCGAACGCTTCCGAGCCAGGTTCCCGCAATACGCGGACATGAACGACCAGCAGCTTACTCAAAGGCTCTGGGACAAGGTCATGTCGCCCGCACAAAAAGCTAAATGGTATCCTGCCGGCGGCGCCCTGGGAGATTTCCTGGGGCTGGGAATTCAGAATTTCCGGAACAATTTTGCGCCTAACCCCTGGGTAAACCAGATGTCGGCTTTCTTAAGAAATGTTCCCGGCGCAATTCCCGGAGGCGCCATTGCCGGTAAAGAACATCTCGAAGGCGCGCTCAACACTGGCGGAGATATTATTAACGGGATCGCTAAAATGGTTGGGTTACCCGATGTTCCTAACCAGATTCAGGGCTTTATGAAAAAAGGCTGGGAAGGGACTGTCAATTATCTCGGGCCAGGCCCTTTTAAAGATCTCTACGAAGCTGATCGGGCGGTGTATAAACGTTTCTGGGATTGGATCGGGGCTGCGGCTAAGGCAGAAGGGCAAAAACCACCTGAAGCCGGCCTGGGCGCAGCCATCGGTCGCGGTGTCGGCCAGGCCATCGGGCAAGCTCCGGCCGCAGTGGTTTCCTGGGGGCCATTTGCCGAGGCGCCAGTTGCCTCGATCCTGTGGGGAACAGCGTTTGAATTAGCCGCCACTGCCGGAGAAGAAAAACAGCGTGGCGAATTTTCGCTAGCCGATGTCGGCACTGCCGGCTTTACGCGCGCGCTGCAAGGAATGATCTTTCATTCCCCGGCAGGCAAAATCGCTACCGGCTTCATGATGGCGGCGGCCGGAACCGGAACCCAGGACGCTAAGAACTGGCTGGAAGCTAAAGTGCCAAACTCCCTTGATGATCATATCGCGCAGATGACCCTGGATTTTGCGCTTGCGGCAATGTTTAAGAATGAGCCGCACACTAAAGCGGTTCAGGAAGAGTTTGATGCAGCTAAGGAGGCGAAACTTGCTGGTGACGTCATTAAGGCCAGGGAACATATCGATCGGGCCGGAGTTTTGATGAGTTCGGCTGAACAGCAAAAGGTTGCCGATACGGTTAAGGAAACTGTTCAGAAACAGGCCGGCGACGCGATCCCCAACCCGTTCAAGAAAAAGGAAGCACCCAAGCCAAAGATTACCAAGGGCTATCAGGCGGAGATTTCTGCATCTAAGTCCTGGATAGCAGCTGAACGCAAAAGAGCGGCAGAAGAGGAAGAAGCCCGCAAATATCCGAAAACTTTTATTAAAGAGAGTGCGGCATCTAGAGCCTGGATAGCGGCTGAACGGGCCAAAGCGGCTAAAGAAGCCCAGGGCAAGAAGGTGGCCCCGGAGGAACCGGCAGAAGCTCCCCCGGAGTTGCCCAAGCCTGAGCCGGAAGCTCCTCCAGAGCCGCCGCCAGTTGAGCCGCCGCCACCCGAAATCGAAAAGGTTCCCCAAAGGCCTAAAGAGAAGCGCTTGGCCTGGAAAACCATCAAAGACCCGCTAACCGGAAAGTTTATTCGGGTCGAGGGCACCTTAAAGCCTGAGTTTAGAGCGCCCACTGAAGAAGCGCCGCCACCCCCGGAGTTGCCCAAGGCTAAGCCTGAATCGGTTTCTTCCTTTAGCGGGCCAAAAGGAGAAACCTGGGATATCAAATATGATGCGCCAAACGAAAGTTTTTATGTTTTAAGAGATGGTCAGCAGATCGCCAGATTCAGTTCTGAAGCCGATGCCCTTGATTTCATTAAGGGTTCCGGCGGCAGAGCCCAAGGTAGTCCCCAAGAGGATCTGGAATCCTACAATTTCGGTCTTGGCGATATCGGCTCAATGTTGAAATCGATCTTTTCCAGAGACGAATCTGAGACTCGGGATAATCTGAAAAACTATCTCTTGAGTCAACGGATCAGAGGTGCCCGGTTCAGTCTGGGCGAGCTTGGGACTAGCTGGCTCAAACTCTGGAGTCCACAACACCTGGCGCCAAGCGCTGAATTTGCGCGGCACGCGGACCCGATTGCGGGCGAAGTGACCCCAGCAGAGCATCTGCGCGCCTCGATTGTTACCCAGAATGAGATCCGGCGCTTAAGCCAGCAGCGCCAGGTCCGTGACTGGATCAGCCAGATGAAGTTGGAAGATAAGTTGCGCTTTGACTCACGCGATATCGCCAAACGGGAAACCTTCTGGGACCAGTTCAGTAATGATCAACTGCGTTATTTTACCCAAAAAGGTACCGATACGGGTAACCCGCAGGTCGACGCGATGAACCGAATCTATCACCAGATTAACCAGCACTGGCGCGAATTCGATATGGCGGCCGGCAACTCCTTTGATCTTACCCGCGGACTGTTGCAATCCTTAGTCAAAAATAGCGCTGATCTGGAAGATGTGATTGCCCAATTCAGAGCTGCAGGGATTGACCCTGAACGGGTCGATCCCCAGAGCTGGAACGATTTATTGGATACCCTAACCAATCTCAAAACCACCAAGGGCAAGCCGGTTGAGCTGCGTACCTATAATCCAGAAAGAATCATGCAGGCCCGTGGAGACGAATCCTCTCGCATGGCGCGTAAAGGTGAAGTGATCGCCCGCGGAGCCGATGCCGGTTATATCCTGGATAGTGATAGCGCCAGTGATTGGGCCAAAGCCCATTGGCCGCGCGTCTATGGAGGAGGCGGAGAACCTTATTGGATGGAGCCTTCGGCATTCGCTACCTATCAGAACGCCTTTTACCCTTCCCGGTTCGAAGCTGGCGGTGCGGGCCTGCGCATTCTGGGTACCCCTTTCCGATTAGCTAACCAGCTAAAACAAAAGACTCTTGGCTTGAAACTCTGGAGTCCGGCTTTTCATGCCGTTAACGTCATTAAAGCTGACCTGGCCGGCCGCTGGACCGTCGCGCTGGGCAGATGGAATACCAGGGGAGGCAGCAGCGGGGATCTGTTCGGCGAGTTCCTGAATACCTTGACTGGCGGACTCAAAGGGATAGCTGAAACGACCAGAGGGCAAGATAAAGTCTACGAATATCTGCGGGGCGATCGCGATGTAGGCTGGCATGATCTAAATGACTCAGAACGAACGCAAGTAACATATTTGCACCAAGCTGGGATCGGGGTGCGGATCAGTCAAGAACGTGAAGCCCAATTCCTGCCCTGGAAAAGTGCGCACAGCGCTAACAAGCTGCTTAACGATGCCTATAATATCGTAGGCAACTGGGCTGGCATAAAGAAATGGATCTTTGGCGAGATGATCCCGCACCTCAAGGTGGCCGGAGCCTTACGTGAAATCAAAGCCTTGCTCGACTCCAATCCGGCCCTGAGCGATCCCAAGAACGAGAACGTCCTTAATCAGCATCTTTTAAAAATTGGTGATGCCATCGATACGCGTTATTCGGAAGCGAATTGGGACAATATCTTCTGGGATAAAACGCTTAAACAAGCCGTAATTTCCACTTACCTGGCGGCCGGCTGGGATCTTGGTTTCTATCGCATGAACGCCGGCGCGATCCACGATCTGACCACCAACATGTCGCGTCTGGACCAGGTCACTAAAGCGTTGCGTCAAGAGTCCGGAATGCCTGAACCGCGATCGCGCCGGCTGACTAACCGGGTGATTTTCGCTGCCCAATACAATTTCATTTCTGCATTACAAAACGCGCTGATTACCGCAGCCTTTACTGGCGGGGTCAAAAGTGCGATGGACCTCTTTTATCCGCGGATCGGCCAGAAACCTGATGGAAGCCCTGAGCGTATCAAGACACCTGGATGGACTGACGCTTATGCGCAATTATGGCGTCATGGACCTCTCCAGACCTTTGTTGCTAACAAATTATCCCCTCCGGTGGCTGCTGCCATTGATCTTGCGAAGAACATGGATTACGCCGGAAACGAGATTTACGCGACTGGGCCAATCGAGAACCTGGAAGATTTAGCGGGCCGGATACGTGACGTGCTGGGCTTTGCGTTCGGGGGAGTGATTGAACCGATGCCCCTGGAAGCTACCGGCCGCACCGACATTAGTCTGGGCGTCAAAGTCTTAGGAGTACTGGGCTTGGGCGGGCCAGCTCCGAGCTGGACTGAACGTTCAGAGCTCGAAAACAGGATCATGGACGAATTCAGACGCTATCATGGAGGCAAAACTCCCAGAGCAGAAGTCGAGGTGCGCAGTCTCAAGCGCCAATATGCTCAAGCGCTATCGAGAGGTGATGATCCACTCGCGCGCTCGACGGCAATCCAATTGCATAAAGCAGACCCGAGCGCAAAACTTCCCAGGATACACTCCCAAACTCAGAGCGCAGCGCAATCTGTATTCCATAAGCTGCCGGCCAGGTCCCAAGTGAGGTACTTAACCCAAATGTCAAAATCCGATCAAGCAATCTGGTGGCGCTACGCATCAAAAGATGCTAAAACCCTCTTTTCTTCCGGTCAATGACAGATCCCTGCCTGCATAAATTCGAATCCGAATGGGCCCAGGCCGATACGCTTGTGGATAAAGCGATCATTGTCTATAATCTGGTCCATTACGTTAAGCTCCGTTATCGCGGCATCGAAAAGCTTTCCACCCAGATCGCTCCAAAAGTCGCCTTCCTGGAAACGCACGTCATCGAGAGTGGCGGTAAAGATTTCCTGAAAATCCAGCGAGTAATAGCAGATGCCCGAAGAACCATCACCGATTGCGGATCTAAGTACGGATCAGGATTTAGAAAGGTCCCAAACGCTGCTCAACGGCGTCGGCTTACCGCGCAGTTTGCTCCTGTTCTGCTCCAGCCTTGCCCGGATATTGTCCAGGAGAATTCTGTTACTGATCGCCCTTTTGATGATCTTTTCGTTGGGAATCTGGACCATGATTAGCTCCGATACCTTGCATATCGTTTCGATGGCCGTCTTTACGGTCTGTATTTTTGTGGTGATGCGTTTCGGCGCGCGCGAAAGGTAAGGCTGTTGTGATTGGGGCATTGCTGCACATTCTGATTATTGTCATTATTCTCGGGCTGGTCTTTATGCTGCTGTGGTGGGCCCTGTCCTATTTGCCATTACCAGAACCATTCGCGGCGATTGCCCGGTTCATCGTGGTACTGGTGTTCGCTTTAATCCTGATTTATTTGCTGCTGCCCTTAGCTAATTTGCCTATCAGATAATTTCCACTTTCATGAAAACCAAGAAAAGCTCAGTTAAAAGCGTTAAGTCAAAAAAAGGCGGCAAAGGAGTTAGCAGCGTCAGGTTTAAACCCTCCAGAAGCAAAGGGGGAGGCACAAAATATTAGCTCGGGGCGCGCGCGCGCTATGCCATTACAGAAATCAGGTAGCGATACTGCACGCTCTAAGAACATTTCCGAAATGATTCACGCTGGCCATCCGCGCACCCAAGCGGTCGCGGCAGCCTACGCTAATCAGCGAAAATACCGCGGCGCTCGAGCACGCCGAAGTGCACGCCGCTAAAAATGAAAAAGGGCAGACCGTTTAAAAGCGTTTGCTGGCCGCGCTGGGCCACCCTCCGGATGAAACAGCTCGGACTGAGCGAGGAGCTTTTGAACGAAGCGCTCAAAGTCGGGATCCGCACCTTTGAAGTAGATTGTTGTCAACTTTCTCAGCGAGTAAAATCAGTCAATGAAACATGGAACAATCCGGCGATTGAGGTTGGCCGCAGCGATGAACATCATCCAAACGGGAGCTGCCAACCCGAAAGATTGGACAGAGCGGGCAACCTGGATGTGGGTACAGAGAACCTTAGCTCCAGAGATTGCCTCCCAGCCAGGCTTGAAGAACGATCTGGCCATGCTGAGCTCGGACCCGGACAATTTCCCGAGGATTTTGAGAGTGTTGGAGGGGATCAAATTTCAAGTGACCCCAGCACTTGAGCATGAATGATTTATGGCGATTTACTCAATTTTAGCCCAAGCCAGCGGCTCACTGACTGCGCCCGGGACAATCTGCACCTTACCGACCACCGCGGTCGGTTCGGTTTATCAGCAAGTGCATATTTCGCGGGCAACATTCTGGACGATCGAGCTGGATGGCGAAGATATCGGCACTGCCGCGCTGATAGTGGCGGTCCAGACCTTCAATATCAATAAGGGGGCATATTTCGCACCCACGGTACCGGCCTGGAACGCGATCAGTGTCACTAACGCTACTAAACAAATGTTGGCCTGGACCGGGCCGCTCTATGGTATTCAGGTTAACGTGGCCAGTTTCGGTACTTCTACCGGGACATTCCGGGCGCATATCCTGGGGTTGGGATGACGGACGACGCGCCTTTGTGCATCTTTTATCCCGGCGGCGATGGCGATCTTAAAATCATCGCCTGGGACGCCATTACGCACCGGCAAACGGTTGGGTGGCTGGGAGTCAGTGACGCCAAACTGGTCTTTGATTACATTTACGCAGCTCATCTGCCATCTAAAGAGGCGCTGGTTATGGCGCGCAACGCGGCTCTGATAGAAAATGGTCTCCTCCAGAGTAAGCGTTAGACTGACTCAAGGCGGCGGCCTCGGAGATGTGATCCTGCAAAGCGGTGCGGCAGTGTATCTGACTCGCACCCGAGAACTTGACGTGATCCCCTTATTCGCTTCCGGACATCTCGGGGATGTCATTCTCCAAAGCGGTGCCGCAACCGTTTTAGCGCGTCGGCTTGGCGGCATCAGGATCTTTTCAAACAATTATTGTGCCCAATCGGTGAAAACGATATTTTCCCTGGTCAGGCAGGTGCAGGCAGTGAGTGCTCTGGATCCAGGGCGCCCCGATTGGTCGGCCCTGGTCGATCTGAATGACAAAAGCGCTATTACCCAAAAACTCGTGGGTAAACCCCTGGATTGGTACCGGCAGTTTGGGGTGCCTTTTATCGAACGTTGGGATTCATGCCCGATCCCGGAACTCACCTCCAAAATCAAGCCTGCCGATTGGTGGGGAATCTTTGTGCATGACGATCCAAGCCGGGGTCAGATTATTCCCATCTCTGGATACAGGCCTGCGTTAACGCCGGACATTTTTGAGCATGTGCCGATGCTCAAAAGCGCTCGCCAGATTCATTGTATGGAATCGTCCTTTTTCCATCTGGTCGAAAGTATGCCTGAAATAGAGGCACGGCTATTTTTCTATCCAAATGCCCGCGCCTCAACATATTACCCAGATTTACCCATGCGCCACGCCTGGGAAATATGTTGACCCCCAAGTGGTTACATGTCAAAAAAGAAGTGAGTTATGCCCGAAGGTAACGCCGGGACCGGCGGCAAAGTAAGTGTCAGACTGGTTAGGGTTGAGGATGGCCAGGAAGTATCACCTCAACCCCCTGCACCAGAGGAACCCCAATCCCCTGACATCCCCGAGGAACCCCAACCCAAAGAAGAAGATGCCAACAGTTGAGGTAACCAACGAACCGGTGCCGCCTCCGCGGGCCAGTGGTAAAGCGCCAGCCGAACTTGACGTTCGAGGGCATCTGATCCTTAAGGGTAAAAAGATTCGATCGTTTTATTGCGGTCGCTGGAAAGAAAACGAACGCCAGAGACGACTTTCACCTAAGTACTAAAACATATGGCAGCAGGATCAGGCTTAACGGCTTCTGCGGATAATCTGGCCGCAATAACTTTCGTGGCGAAAACCGGCGGTTTTTCTACCGGTTCGCCAGCCACCAGTACCGGAGCGAACTGGGTCGCCCTTTATACCAATCAGGGAACCGCCGCCTCCAAAGCCCCTTCCAGCGAGTGGACCAGTGCCAGCGATACTTCCTATGCGCGCCAGGCGATGGGCGCGGCCGGGGCGGGCTGGACCATCGGAGCTTACGTCTCGGCAACCGGGGTAGCTTTTAACAACAATGCGCAAGTCCAGTTTCCTGCAGTCAGCGGTAACGCGCAAACCCTGAACTGTGTTGGATTCTGTGATGCCATCACTGCCGGCAACATTATTCTGTTCAGCGACACTTCGACCTCCAACATCGGGGTAGCCCTGGGCGTTAACGTCCAGTTTAACGCCACTACCGATATTGTGTTCACCGTTTACTAGAGCACTTTTTGGTTCAGCTCGGGGGAGCCGGGGCCCGCTAAAGGCTCCGGCTTTTTTATGACCTTTACCTCTGACGGTAGCGTTACCAATATTCAAAGCATTCACGATGCCCAGGCGGCTGACGGAGATGTCATCATTGTGCCGACCGGCACCTGGACCTGGTCAACCACCCTGACAATTACCAAAGCCATCACCTTGCAAGGCCAAACCATGTGGAGCGGCGGCGGCACCTCCGAAGCGGGTGGGGTGCACACTGCGCTGGTGCCGGGCGCGATCATCAATTTTGCCTCCAATGTGCGCATTTTATCTATTACCTCTAATGCCAGCGCGCATGTGGTGCTCTCGCGGCTGGCCTTTGTGTATATCAGCGGTACCGCTACCGAATGGATGCTGACGGGCGGCAATTCGCCGCATCCGATTATCGTGCATGACTGTTATTTTGAACTTACCTTTACCGGCGCGAACCGGTGCATCGATTGGCAATCTTCAGGGGGGCTCTTCTATAACTGTACGGTTTGGGCTAATCCTATTGGCACAGATAATACTACGGTAAACTGGATTCGGGTCCTGCAAGATAATGTCCGGCTGTGGGAAAGTTCGCCGACCACCGGCACCCTGGATACCGGCGGCAATATCAATCTCTATATTGAAGACTGCACCATCTACAATTGCCTGAGCCAAACTCTGGATCTGGATGATGGGGCCCGGCTGGTGGTGCGCAAATGCCAGCTTTTCGATACCGGCTCGACCGCCCATGGGGCTGACAGCAGTAAAAAGGGCGGGCGCCACATCGAGTATTACGATAACACCTTCACCCATACGTTGGGTATCAATGGCGGCGCGACTTTAGACCCCAACAATTATCCGCAAAACCTCTCCTGGTGGTACAACATGCGTGGCGGCACCATGATTATTACCCGCAACGCCATCCCGGACAATGTTTCCCAATGGTGGGGCAGCAAAGCGACCTGGACCGCCGGCGATTGGGCAGTGCAGCGCGGCACCAATCAATTCGGGTGCCCTTTGAGCTATCCCAGTCCTTATCAGGCGGGCTGGGGCTCAGACGGAGTAACCATCACAAATTGTGTTACTTCTCTGGGCACATTTCCGATTACCCAATCCCTTGAACCTATTTATATCTGGGCCAATACCGTGGGTGCGGCTGCTAACATTTTATCACTGAACGACTGGGGTACCGACAGTTGTGGTCATGGACTCTCCAGTGCAGGCTTTATCCAGCAGGGACGCGATTTTATCCTGGGCCCAAAACCGGGTTATACCAGTTTCACTTATCCGCATCCGTTCCGCACCCAGTCCACCCCACCCTTAGAAGTGGTCGTCAGCGGCACCTGGGCAGCTTCGGCTTTGACCCGTAATAAACTGGCCTTGAGAGCGCGCGTAACCCGGTTTTAGATTCTTATGGCGATCACCGTCATCCAGGAAAAGAGCGCCTATGATAGCAATACGGCGACTGCGACCAAGACCTTAAGCGTTGCTACCACCACGACCGGGAACGCGCTATTTGTGATCGTCCAGGGAGGCGCTTATGATCCCAGTGGTTACGTCACCAGCATCAGTGTAAGTCCAGGCAGCGGCACCTTTACCAGCCTGGTCAGTCAACTGGGCGTCGCTGGTCAGTATGGCGGCTGCGAAATCTGGTGGGCTCCGAGTATCACTGGCGGCACCAATCCGACCGTGACGATTAACCTGCACGTCGCCACTGATGCCGCTTTCGGGGTAATCGAAGCAGCCGGCTTAACCGGCCAGACCGACGGCGGCACCGGCTCCGGACCGACTCAGAGCAATGCAGCTAGTTCCGGAAATATCACTACCACTAATAATAACGATTTATTAGTGGGCGGCGTTAACGTTGCCGAGACTTATGTCAGTGGCGATGCCAGCTGGACCAATGATAGCAGTACCGGCAGTCTGTTTGCTTACCGGATTGTTTCGGTAACCGGCACTTACGCTTGTAGCGCTACCTTAACTGGCGGCTATTGGACCGCCGCCATCGCGGCGCTTAAAGGAGCGGCCAATCTGCCCATTGCCCCTAAAGCTATCGGCACCATTACGGGTGCCAACACTACCCTGCGGGTCCGCCAGCCGATCCGCTCGGCGCCGAGCGGTCCGTTGCTGACCAGCGGCTCAAACATCGTTCAGCTTAACCCGCAAAGGCCGGCGGCCGCCGGCACCATCCGTACTTCCGGGACGGTCTTTATCGGCAAGATTTTCCCCAGAGCGATTGGTTTGGTTGCGGTTACTAAAGGCGCGACTTTCCTGGCCAGAAGCGCGCAACGAGCGCCCACCAGTGCCGCAGGCATCCTGGCCCAAGACGGACAAACACAGCCCAGAGAAGCTCTCGGCCCTAAATCGATCGGCCATATCACCAGCTCCGGAGTGGCCTTCCCGGAGAACGTCGGCATCATCAGGCCCAGACCCCTCGGACTGGTCACCAGTTCGGGCACCATTAAGGGTAACCTCAAATTACCTGACCAGATCATGGTATTGGGGCCGGCCGCATTCCGGCTCGCCCAACGAGCGCCGCTCTCGAGCCTCACCCGAGCTTCTGGGGTGGTGCAGGTCCGCTTGCCTGGCTTGATCCTGCCGCATGCGATCGGCGCCATCCTGACCAGCGGCCTGAATTTTCCCCACTTTATCGGAGCGATTGTGCGGCCGAACGCTGCCGGCACCATTCACACCGATCTGGCCAACACTCTCAGTGTCAGACAATCGACCGGGATCTTCAGGCCAAACGCTAGTGGTCCAGCGACCGCCATAGCGACCGCGTTGATTCCCCGATTTATCAGTTTCCAGCAGGCGATCGCCTCCTTGAGCCTGACTTACGGCAATAATCAAGCTAAAAACGCGCTGCGCTTAGTTCCATCTTTAAGCGGATCTTCAGCTATCTCCAGCGTAACCAGCCCAAGATTTTACCGGTATCCGCAAGCTCCTGGGTTAGCGATCGTCTCGGGGCTGGCTAATGCCCAGATTCCGGGGCTGGTAGAAGTTCCCCTGAACGGGGCTGCCTTCACTTTTGGCTCTATTAATACCGGGCTCAATCCGATTAATTTGCAGATTATCAGTTTCCAGACCAGAGGCCTGATTACCGGTACTTCCATTGTCAGATTAACTATCCCGGTATCCCCGCCACCCAGCGTGATTGTCTCGGTCACGGGAACTTATGTGGTAGTTGACTACAATTTCGGCAAGATCGTTGCCGACTTAATCGCTGGTAAAGAGTATGCCGGCGTCCTGCAATCAGTCCGTTCCGGCCCGCATCCAGACTATTTCAGTGCGATGGCCGTCTTAGTAGAGGAGTTTTACGATATCGAATAAGCTTTATGGCTGGTCCGCTGGTTATCTGGGTTGATCAAGCTAATAATCCGATCACCTGGATCAATAACGCGAGTCTGCCCGTTAGCTGGACACATTTCGGCTCTTATGGAACCAGTTCTACCAGTGCCAGCGCTGGCACCGTCCCAAAAATAGCGCTGCGCGTCTTCGCGGTGCGCTTTTAGGCCAAGGCATCTCCGGTCTGTTCGTAAGCAGTCCGCAGTTGGGCCAGACTCCGACCCTGGTTAAATTGAAAATGCGGTTCATCCACAAATTTCCAGCGGCCGCCCCATTCCAGCCCGAGCGATTCGCCAATTACGCCAACCTTCGCGTAATCGGGCGATTCCCCGAAATACTTTTGGGAGTCTGCGCTGAAGATCCCTACATCAAAGGCGGTCCCGAAATTATGATTCGACTGACCGCCTTTAGCTTTAGTGACAATCCGACCTGGCTTGGTGCGGCCTTGTGCATAAAGGGCATTCTGTTCGTCGTAAGTGCGCAGGCTGGCGATTACCTTGACATTAATGCCTTGGGCAGTAGCCGTCTCGATCAGGGCCCGCGCCAGCGGCTGCACCTTGGGGTTGAGCGTTTTAATGTTGCGTTCGCTTCTTTGGTCTATGACCATATTACTACGCGCTCATACTGGCGGCTCGATCATGGCGTCGTGCTTAAGAATCGCAATGGAGTACGGAGCGCGCACCGGCAAGTTGCGTGCTTTGCGCCCTTCAGTCCAGTAATGGGCTAAAAACAATTTTACGGCCCGGCGTTTGGCCCGGGCGTGCAGGTGACCGTCAGTGAGCTTACCGCTTTGGAGCTTGGCTTTGGTGGGCGCGTCCTTGATCTTCTTATTAGCCAGTTCGCGCTGCGCTTGTGCGCTATAAAGCCCGTTCTCGTTGCGCGAAACTTCGTCGCTCTTAAACTTGGCGTACCAGTGGCCGTAGAAGGCAGATTCCCGGCCGGACACTTTGACGAAACTCTCGCCAATTTTCCAGCAGAGAGTTTTCAACCTGCCATTGTAGGGTGACTTAGTACCTTTGACTTTACGATCTGCGGTCGGGTCCTGCCCGGCGAAGCGCCACAGGCTGCTGATACTATCAGCCTTGGTTACATCAATGTGAGCAGCCAGCCCGGAGGCCAGTACCGGGCCGATGCCAGCTTGCGCATAAGCCCAGCGGCTTTCGGACGGGCTTTGCTCAGATTCGATCCATTCTTTGAGCTTACCGTGTATCACCTTTTCGCCAGTCTCCAGCCACTTACCCAACCACTGCACCATAGGGCTGGAGGGCTCGCTGCCCTTTTTATTGGCATGCATGATTCTGAGTTTCTGGCAATCGTAAAAGAGCTCGACTGTCTCGGCGATATCTTCGCTCCTGAGCTCGTAGGTTTTGATGATCTGGTCGATCAGTTCATTCCGGATTTCAGCACCGATCTTGATTGGAGGCGCAGCAGCTGCAATAGGCTCGTTCTGTTCGTATGGGTTTCTTTCCCAGCCGGACTCGCTTTTGCTAAGTGGATCGCTCGCTTCTTCAGGCTTGCTCATTTCATTTGGGTTGCTCGTGTCTTTTGGCTCGCTCTGTGCGTGTGAGTTGCTCGCTTCTTCAGGCTCGCTCTTATTGAGTGGGTTGCTCGCTCTTGTTAGGCTCGCTCATGGACTATGGGTTGCTCATGCTTTATTGGCTCGCTCCCTCGGAGATGGGCTCTAGTAAGTTCGCACGATAGGGCTCGCTCCCTCATAATGGGTTTCTCTACGCAATTGGCTCGCTCTTGCTCGTGTCCCCGAGTTTATCTTCTCTAATGGCTTGCTCACGACCTATGGGTTTTGTCCGAGCAACCTCACAACCTTTGGCTCGCTCCGGAGATGGGGTTTATTAATTCGCACGATAGGGCTTGCTCTTGTCTATATAGGTTACTTTACCATTTAGGGCTCGCTCCCTCTCTGCTTGGGTTGCTCATGCAATGTAGCAGAGCTCATGGGAATTGGGTTGCTCTTGACGCAACTGGCTCGCTCTTGAATTGATGGATTACTCCCTTTTCATGGCTCGCTCATACGCTTAGGAATTTCGGTCACAAACTTTGGCAAAGCTCATGGGCCTCGGGTTGCTCATGTTTTTTGGCTCGCTCGAACAAAACGCATCAACGCAGGTTCACTTTCTTTCATGGATCGGGAGTGGCTGGGTGCTGCTCAAGCCAATTCCCAAGAGAATCAAACCAAATTCGATAGGTTTTATTAGGTGCCGGCGGTGTTGCCGTGGGCGCTGGGGTTGGCGCAGGCGTTGGTGTGGGGCTGGCGCTCGGGCCTGGCGTTGGCGTTGGCTTGGGCGGCTGGCCAGCTGCCGCTAAGGGATGCGGGTAAGTGTACTTCTGATAATTGGGCCTGCTGTCCAGCACATAGTCGCGACCTTCCTTGAGATAGTTGCCGATCTGCTGGTTGTTATTGCACTCATCGGGGCTGTACTGCACCAGCCCGATATGGGTCGCCCCGCTACCGGTATTGCCCCAGATGTAGAGCGGGTCGGTCGTTCCTTCCGGCCCCTGACCAATTTGATGAAATGCCGGATAATTGGTCTGACAGGGCACCTGGCCACCCTTGCGCGTAATATTATACACCGTCAGGCTGACACTCGGCTTGTTGCCCCACGCGCATGAGCTGATTGCCGGCATAAGGTTATCGCAGATCACCCCGACCCCGCCACGCACGTAAAACCAGTAGTTCAGATTCAGGGGATAGGGATTGGGCGTGCAGTTGCCCCCGAGGGTGAAAATGAACTGGTTATCGTAAAACTCGATCTGACGCACACCATAGGGCGAAGTGTCCGCGCCGTGACTGGTAGTGCCTGAATTGTCAAAGGTGCAGTGACGGACGACCGTCCGGGAATTGTCATCGAAATCGAGCGCCTGCAGAAACACATCCTTGAAGGTGCAGTCTTCGAGGTACGTGTTCTTATTGCCGTCAGGATCGCCCGCCGCTCCGATGGTCGAGGGTGCGGTCCAGGTCGCGGGAATCCCCACGGCTTTAAAGGCGATCCCGCTGGTGTCTTGGCGCTGAGTGCTCGTAAAATCGCAATGGCTGATCAGTCCGCCGTTGGTTTCCCACTCCACCATGCGTGCTCCGTGACTAGCAAGAGCGAAATGGCAAGAGCTGACTACGACGCTTTGGGCACCGTCCTTATGGTAAACGATCAGATGTTTGACGCTCCAGTCTGGAGTCGTGTTGCCCTGCTCGATCGATAGTCCCTTGATCGTAATGACACCACTGGTGCTCGGTGTTACCACGATCAGCGGTCCCTGATTGCGACCATTCACAATAGTTGTCCCTGATTCGCCCTGCAGCGTGACCGGTGCCTTAATGGTGAGGGTATCGGTCCAGGTCCAGCGGCCTGCGGGCACCAGCACGGTGCCTCCATTGCTACTGGCATTGATGGCTGCCTGAATGTCAGCCTGGCCCCCGCTAGCAGCCGCCTGGGCCAGGCGGGGCAGCACAAGGAACAACAGGAGCAGTATTTTCATTACTTTGTTGGCGATGGCGCTGGGTGGCCCGCCTCGATGTTTTTCAGAGTTTCAAACATATCTTTTTGACGTTGTTGACTGTCTTTGAATCGTTCCAGCAGTTCCCGGATTGAATGGAGTTCTTCACTAGTCTCAGTTTCCACCCGTTCAGCTTCAGAGCGGACAGTATTGGCGGTTTGTAAATTCATTCCCTGCATGGCAATGAGGATGCCTCCCGCAATGGAGGCACCCACTTTAACGATCAAATCAGAAGATTCAGCCACGAGCTTAACATCAGGTTAGCTCAAGCCGTGTTCGCTGCAGAGCTATCTTTTTTGCTCTCCTCCCTAGCTTCCCGGTTGGGGTTTGCCGCCTCCAGGCGGGAAATAACCCCAGCCGTAATCAGGATGATAACCCCAGCCGCCTTCGGGTGGTGGCGGCTTGGCGCCTTCGGCAGGCGGTGGCGGTACAATGACAATGGGATGATCCGGATGCAGATACCCTGGTGGAAAATAGATAGGATGTTCGGGTTTTATCCCGCTACCGGGCGGCACGGGGATAACGATCGGGTGCGTTGGACTCAAGGGCGGTCCTCCAGGGGCGATCGGATGAGCTGGATACGGAGGCGTGCCTCCAGGAGCGATCGGGTGCGTTGGATAACCCGGTCCCGGCCAGACTTGCGGAGGCGGTCCGCCGGGCGCGATCGGGTGACTGATTTCCGGACCGCCAGGCATGGGACCCCCCCCAATGCCCAGTTCGCTCGAGGTCATTACGCCAACAATCTGAATAGGTATGCTTGCCATTTTTATTTTGATTTGCCCCCCCTTTCCCGAGTTGGTTTTTTGTCGCCCTCTCTTAATCCGCTAACTCGGGCGGGGGGGGGGTGTTCCCAAGCGGATTAGAGAAGGGGGAAAAAGCGCTAAAATTTATCTGGTTTGCGAGTCCTCGCCGTCTGCCTGATCGGTATTTCGGGCCTGGTCTGGCCGGTAGTCAGCAAGCGATCGTAATGGGCTTTGCACAACCCACGCAGCTGGGATGGCCGCTGGCAGCTCGGCACGGAACATTTTTTCCATTTACTCATAAGGTGATTGATCCATCTGAATTAGCCTCGAGGCTTTTTGCGCGCTTTTTGCGACCGGCAAAGCCCATCTTATGGGTAGATTTAGCGCGTAAGCGCTCGATTTTAGCTTCCTGCATCTGCTCAGCCATTTCTCCTAGTCCATGGGATTGCATCTCATCGGTAATCGCATCGATCAAGAAAGTGTTCCGGCTTTTGCCCAGACGCCAGGAAGCTTCCCTGATCAGGGCGTGTTCGAGCGGACTCACCCAGAATCCGACAAACTGTTTACCCCGGTGCAGCTTAGGACCATCCTGGTCAGATTGAGTCATGCGCTTTAAGTTTGGCTCGCTTTGATGAGTTCCAGAAAATCGTCGGCTTTCAGGAACACATGCCATTGGCCGTGATCTTTGCGATGGGCTACTACCGGGATTTTGCCGGCTCCTTCACGCTCGGCCTGGGCCATCCAGAGGTAAAACCCACTGGTCTGCCGGCGTTTAACCTCAAAATGGTACGCACTTAACTGCTCACTCACTGTGTCCGGCGATCCCGGCATTCCGCGGTATTGAACCCCGCGCACGCAATCAAAGCCGTAAGCCCGAACTTTCTCGCACCACTCGAGTTCGCCCAGTTTACCTTTCCTTTTGGAGTTAATCACGTCAGGTCATGGCCAACTCAGCGCAGCCAACCGCGCATGAACGATTACCCGTGGGCCCTAGCGCGCACCACCGGCAATATTCACAGTTTTGAGCTAGTTCGGCGTTACGCGACTCAAATCTGTGTAATAGCTGTTGGGCACATTCCAGGCTGCGATCAAATTTGAGTCGATAAGATTTCGCATAGTTCAGGTCCACATAACATTCCACGATGGCGATCTCCGCAACCTGGTAGCGTTGGCAAAGCGCCACGGTATAGAAGCGTTGGGCGATTCGATAATCGCGTTCGTGGCCGGTTTTCCAATTAATGGCGGTAATCCCCTCAGCTGATTCCAGCACAAAATCCGGCATGCAGCTAATAATGGTTTCGCCAAGCTGCGCAGGAATTTCTTCTTCAGCTAACAATAGTTCGCCGCCAATCTCCTGGGCGCAATTTGCCGCACGAATTACCGCTTTGCGATATGACCGGGGCACCTCGGCAAAGGGGAAAATCCCGGTTAAAACCCCGAAGATGTAATGATGAATGCGAGTTCCTCTCTGCGCGGCCGGACCACTAACGGGTTGGCGTTCGAAGTGAATGCATTGTTCCAGACATACCGAAAGGGAAGGAAAATGTTCCGGAAGCGCCAATTTTGGATCAGCTGCAATCTCCATAGGTCAGGTGCGTAAATCTGGATGATATTGCTTTGCACTGAGTTTGTAAGTGGAGGCTACAGCAGCTCGGGCGGTTGTAATTGTCGGTGCAACGCGTAAAAAATAAGTTCTAAAACTGCCATCATTCTCCGGAGTCCCATTGATGACCTCCACCACTCTAAGGTCTTCGTCTCCAGGTTGCACTTTATTCCAAAGTTTACCGAAATCGTCTTCATGCATCAGCACCGCGCCGCCTTCCCGGATATAACGTTCTTTACCGAACTTCTCGATCATGACCCGACGCACCTCGACATTGCGTTCAGCATCAATCAGGGCTGGCGTCATGCGCTCGGGATGTTCAATCATCCAGTCCTGAACCCGGACACCGTGTATACAATAGATCTTCCAGCCATCCCGATAGGCAATTGCCGGACCCGCATCGTTATGCAACCTGAGCCGAGCGTCCTGATGGATCTGGGAGGGTCGATCCTGGATAATACAGGCTTCACTGTAGGGCGCCCACCAGCCGCAAACTTTCGCCAGATCGATCAGCGGCACCAGTTTAGCGCATTCCTGGGTGCCCAGTTCGTTTAAGAGAAAATCGTACATCACTAACCAGCTCGATTCGTGACAGCCAAAGGCCATCTCGTTGACGCAGCCCGCGGCTGATTTACGCAGTTGGGGCGTTAAGTTGGCTTCAAGGTAAGGATCAAGCTCTTCTTGAGTGATAATCTCAGCCTGCCCACCCAGGTAGCGGTCCCACTTGAGGGATTGCTGTGCATAGGCTTCCTTGAAAATTGCCGCAGCAAATGCCGCCGATTTCGGACTCTTAAATACCGAGAACCTTTTCGGTTCAGGATAACCGCATATCGCATAATCGGCTTTAATAGCGGCAATGGACTCTTTAACGTCAATTTCGTCTGTATTGAGCGCGATTTTGATCCAGCGCTCAATGTAGGTCGCAAAAACTGCTTCCTGTTCTTTAGACAATGTCATGGAGCCAGTGCGCGCCCCTAGTCAGCAACTCTTTGCGGAAGAGCGCTCGGTCGGTACTCATACTGGCGCAACACCTTGTAGATGCGACCCCCAGGGGGTTGGACCGTAGTGTGTTCGGGATGTTCAAGCAGTGCCAAGGCGCCCGAATCATTAAGTGCCTGGGCAATCTCGACGTAGCTGACCAGCTCGGCCCCTTTGGCGAGTTCGTATCTGCTCACCCCGGACCCGTGCAGCACATGATGGTGACCGCTCGATTCACCGTAAGCCAGCACGGTCCGGCCAGTCTCGACCAAGCGAGCGCCCTGGGGCAACTTAGTCACTTCGAGCAAGCCGATGTCGCCTTGGTAAAGTTGCAATTGCTTGTGCTTTTTCATCGCGTGATCAGTCGAGCCAATTGTGCAATTTGCTCTTGGTTGAGGGTTTTGAGGCAAGCCAACTGGTGGCTGCCGATCGGGAAAATTGTGTCTAAGGTATTTTTGGCAAACAGCAGCTGGTTTGGGCTGCTGCCTGCATTGCTGACAAAAGGCAGCAGAGCCCAAGCGTGCGCTGGCGTGCTGATGGTGGGTTGGCCGGATAAGGGTGCCGGCTCATACTCAAATCGCGGGCCTTCTGGAATCATCTGATTGAAAGAAGTTCAAAATAGTTGGGCTTTTTGCCGTGTTTAGCGCTGATCTCGCAATCGCAATCATTATGCCGCAACATCTCCTTACCCAGTTCAGCGTTGCGCGTATACAAGCGTTTGCCCTCAAGATAACCGCTGGTCCAGACCGTGCCCGAATCGTCGGTAGTCTGGGTGACGTTCTCCAGGACTCCCTCTAACATACCATTTTCAGGAGGTTCGGTCGGTTCAGACTCCACAGCCGCTGCTTTGACTGCAGCTTTAACTTTCTCGAAGGGTTTCCAGGCTGGAGGGAGCTTGTTTAGGTCTTTTTTGGTTGTGGATACAATTCCTGAAGCAACGTTGCCGTCGTCGTCCTCTGGAGCGATGGCAAGTAAAGATTGAATGCTGTAACGACGCCCGTACGTAATCGCTCCGCCAACTGGCTGTGGGGCGAGTTGCGCTGGCACAAGGCTAAGAAGGTTTCGTACCCATTCACCACTCGGTAAATGCAGGAGTAACGTCTCAATCGAGACTGCAGCCTGTTCAATGTTTGCACCTTGAATCAGGAGTATTTCATGTTTGCGCAAGGCTGGCAATGCCGCGTCGAACACAGTCGAGAGATCGGCGTATTTGCTTTTGTGAAAATCGTTCGAACTGGTTTTTTTAACCGGCTCGATTTCTCCCTGAACGGCAAAAAGGGCCTTCAGGAGTTCACCACGCTGGGGGCTGAATTCAATGCATGCGTTCATATTTATTTTTTACACTTCAAATATCACAGTGATATCAATTCTTTGTGGACTTTTTTCAAGAATAAAGGGGCCCTTTTGCTAATTTATTTCTGACCGAAGGGTGGATGATTGGCCAGATGTTCCAGGGTTTGCTCAAAGGGTGACGGCGAAGAAGAAGAGCCAATACTGGTAACCGCGCTGTTACACGCTGAACATTCCGCTATGTGCGGAGCCCAGACTTTTCCGCATTTTGGGCAAATCCAGCCGGTTGGACCCATAAAAAGTTCCGAATTGGCAGCAAAATAAGTCAAGTTCATGAGCGAGCTTTGCTAGCAAGAGGGTTCGGTTACGCAAAAAACGCGAGCGCACTTTTCGCAATAGACCACTTCTGGTTGAGGCGGGCTGGTCGTCCAGCAGATCGTCCAGCAATCCGGACAGTAAAACTTGGAGATCAACTCCTCCGCAGAGGGTTCGGGTTCAGTAGTTTTCCAATGGTCGTAACTCATAGCGGGTTGACTGATTTGGGTTGGTGTTAGTCTTCATCCCACAATTCTTCTAATCGTTGTTTGCGGGCCAGCTCCTCGAGCTGGTCGCTTAGCTCATCAAGACGCTCTGTCAGCGAGGGTGCGGCCAGCTCATCGGCACTGGGAGTCAGGCTATAAGCACGCATCGGCACATCAGGCTCTGCGCAACCAGCTGCGCTCAAGAGGAGCTCGGCGATCAATAGCAGCTTCCTCATTTAGTTCTTGCCTACCTGGAGATTTTGATTGGCCAGTTGATGCAGGGCCATGAGCGCGGTGGTCATCATGACAATAGCCACCTTGAGATCTTCCTGCCGGACATTCTCGGCCGGGTTGGCGGCAATCTTGCTGACAATATCTTTGAGTACACTCACCGAAGCATTCAGGTCCAGATTGGCCTTGTCGATGTCCAGGTTTAATTTCATGACTGGACGCGCACACTGGCCACCTCTGCGGCTAAGCACTCGGGCTGTGGCTGGACCAGCGCTTGCATTCTTAATTCAAAGGCGAGGGAACGCTGATGAATCTTTGCTAATTCAAGCGCATGCTCAATGGCTTGCAGATAACCGCGGACAAAGGCGTTTTCCTGATGCTGCTGACATTCAGCCACGCGACCATTTAGTTGATTAATCAGGTTGTTGAACTGTTCCATAAAGGTGAGCGTTAATTAGTTAAAGGGGTTTTGGTTTTTAGTGATCGCCAGCCAATACCTGGCTGGCATTAAGCCACGGGCGCCGTTGGCTAAAACATAATCGAGGAACCCTCCGCGGACTTCTTGAGCTTTGCAGACTTTCAGCCATTTACCGGCCGACTTAATGTAGTAAGTTTTTTTCAGCGCCATAATGTTTCAATGGTTAAAAGGATCTTCCTGCGGGTGCAGATGACAGATGGCCCAGAGGTCAAAATCAAATATCTGGACCAGGCGCGCACCCCGTTTAGCACAGGCCGCGGCCGCCTCTTTTTCCACGTCCAGCCAGCCGGAGCTTGGCACCAGGAAGGCGAAGTACTCGCCGTTCGGCCTCTGGATTTCCACAAAGTAAGTGTTCATTTTCAGGCGTCCTCCAGCTGATCGGCAAAGTAGCTCTCCAGCGCCTCGTTCTGCTCATGCGCCTCCAGCCATGCTTTTGCCTCAGTTTCGCTCAGCACAATGAGATCGCGACCACCGCAGCTGCCGTGGTTTCCATAGCTTCGGCTGTACTTGCTCTGAGCGCCCCCCTGGCCGACAAGGAACCAGGTACCTTTTGAGGTGCGATAGAGAATTTCCCAGCAGAATTTAAAGTCGCTCGTGGGATAATTATTGCACCACTGGGCGACTTCGGTCGCCGTGGCGGTATTATAACGTTTACCGTCGATGATTTTGAGGAATGGTTTGTTCATTTAAATAGTTTTTTAGTTATGATCAGGTTAATTAGTTAGTTAGAAGTCTTTCAGGGTAGCGATCCAGGACAATTCCGGAACCTGGCAAATAACCAGCTCATCCAGCCCTGGAAAAGCGACCAGCAGTGCGTTTTCGCTCTCCGGGCGCATCACCAGGCCGAGTCCTAAAACCGGATCAGCCACGATATCGCCTGCAGCCAGCTGTGTTTTACTCATAGCGCGTTGTCGGTGACTTCCTTTAATAGGCTGAAATCTTGGCAAAGTTTTCTAGCGGCCTGCTGCTCTTTTAAAATAAGCCGATAAATCTTTTTCCGAGCCGCTCTCCGCGCGCGCGTGAACGGCTTAAGTTTTTTGTGGACCGCGCGCAAAACTTCCAGATTCGATGCCCAAAGCGCTCCGCCCAGTCGACAATAGGTTCCGGACATTTTTAATTCTCCTTTTGGTCCCTCTGGAGATTACTTGCGGGAATAGCCTTGGTGGCCGGCGGCACGCAAAGCAGAAAGGGCTTTGGCCGCAACACTGCCTTTGGCTTGGCCACCATGGAGCAACAGCGCAAAGTTATCGGCCTGCTCATAGGCGTGGCGATCGTCGTGATCGATTTCCAGATCCAAAGCGGCCGCCTCTGCTTGACTATAGACCACCTTGGCGCGTTTAAACCCATTGATCGCAGGGTCAAACTTGCCGCCTTCGGATGCCGTCAAAACCAGATTGGCCGGAATCTGGTCAACCTGGCGCTTCCAGAAATGAATCGATTTAGTGTAGGCGTAAAATTTTATCGTGGACCGCTCTCGGGCGACATCGCACCAGGCCAGAAAATAGGCTGCGCTGAAGAAATCTCCCGATACATGAATCCGCACAATGCTGGCTTGGGCAGGTAAAGAGGCCAGCAACAATTCTTTGGCCGAGTGCCGGTCGAGTCCTGTAAGCAAATCGAAGTTATGCCAGCGCGCCAGTCGCACGGTAGGGTAAGCGGCTTCCTCGCTGGCGGCAAAGCATCTGAAAGATTGCTCGGCACCATCGGTGAGTTTGCCGCTAAAGCGATCGGCGCGCGCCAGACACGCGTGCGCGCCCGGACAGGTCCAGCCCGCGGGCAGGCTGAAAGTATAGATCTCTTTGGCCAGTTTCGCGTTGCCGCGGCCGAATTTGAGCAAAATGTTATTCATTTGTGATTGCGGTAGTTTTGCAGCAACCGTTGTCATAGTTATTTGATCTTGTGTTCGAGCTCATCGATTAATTCAGGTTTATTCATCGCTTCCAAAGTAGCATCACTGTGAAAACATGTCAAGAGCTTTTTCGTTCAGGTTTGTTTTGACCAGGAGTGCTTGGACAATTTTAGGCTGGGGGGGCCATGAGTGCTCCTTATCCCGAATTCAGCTGGCCAGCCTGGTATCGTTTTACACCCCCGGCGCCAGCCCCAAAAGCCATTTTACCTCCAGGGTTGGTCGGTTATCGCGCCCGCAAACTCGCTCAGTTGCGCGAAGCCTGGCGCGACCGCTGCCAATTTAGCGCTTGTCACCTGAGCGACTTTGACCAAATATGCCGACAAGCTGTCAGTTAGGAGAGTTCCTGGTTCAAAGGCGCCGTGTTTTACCTTTGCTGACTTACCTCTGGTCTCTTCCGACACAGCCCCAATACCCCAGACATAGCGATTTTGAGAAGAATCTCTGGTCCACGATTACTGACCGAAAGTCGAATCTTAACTCGCGCACAATCCCAGGTATGATGAGAATGAGTGTCACCCTCACGGAATTGTGCCGGGCGCCAGGAATAGTTCCAGAGCTTTAAAGGCTTCTCTATCAGCACCTTATACCTTTTTGTCCCGCCATCCGGTCTGGTCTCTCTTGTCGAAGTCTACTATTAGAGTACTTCTGTACTCTCACTTCTCTGCCCCACTTCGCATACGCGTGCATTTGTCCAAAGTAGATGTGCCGACTTAAGTGGTTCTGCACCAACCACTTACACACGCGCTTCAGGGGTGGAAAGCAGGTCTGAAAACGCCCTTTAGAGCGCCAGCGCCCTTTAGAGTATGCGGAGCTAGGGCGTTCTCGGCGGCCACGGCCGGAGCGCTCTTTATATATAGACAGAGGGAGCCAAAAGCGGGCAGCCAGCTGCACTGAAACGCACCAACGGCCGGGGGTGGCGCCCCCCACAACGCGAAGCGACCCAAACGTGCCG